AACACAACAAGTGCTGAGATTGGTGGCTTGCAAGCTGGTAACACATACTATGCTCAAGCGTATAACAACAACCGTATCCGTGTCTCAAACGCATCGGGTGGTGTTGCTATCAACTTGACCTCTGTTGGTTCTGGAACTGTTCACGAAATCGTTGACCAATCATCTGTTGGTTCTATTGACGGTGTGTATCAATATAACACTGCAGCGGCAAACACTTCTCAAATGAAGTGGAATACTACAGGTACAATCACTGGACGTAAGATCTCCTTTGACCCAACTCGTTCTATTGACTGTTTCAACGACTTGTTCACTATCGACAACCATGGTTTCTCGACAGCAACAACTGTGACTTATGTGAATCCGAACGGTGGTAACGACATTCTTCCATTGTCTAATGGAACACAGTACAAGGTTGTCCGTGTTACAAACAACGCATTCAGCTTGACTGATATGTCTGGCGTTGCCATCATTCTGCAGTCTCCAGGTTCGTCTGTTTCTCCTGCTCTGAACCACCGCTTTGAATCAAGCGCTGTGTCTGGTGAGGTGACTGGCGCTGGTATCATTAACTTGTCTTATACCTCTAAGGAATTCGACTCGTCATTGACTACTGTTGTTGAGATTGTTAACGACGTAATCACAATTACCACTCACGGCTACTTCACTGCTGGTCCAGGTACTGCTGTTCGTTACGACAACGGTGGCGGCACTTCTATCGGTGGTTTGACAAACGGTCAAATCTACTACATCGGTTATGCTTTGAAGAAGCCAGGACGTACTGACGCTAACGACTTCTCTCTATACCGTACAGCTAACGGCGCGATCGGTTACAACCGCAACGATATCGTTGACTTGACATCAGTTGGTGCAGGTACTCACAAGTTCTTGACTGGTTCTACCGTTGTCAACTTGTTGGCTAGTGGCGCAACAATCCCAGTATTCAAGGGAACATGGACAGCAGCTGCGGGTTATAACTACGGTGACGTGGTTCAGTTCCGTGGTAAGACGTTCATTGCTCAGAAGTATGCTGCTTCTCAAGGCGCACCAGTTGCAACAGCAACTACAGATTTGCCTTTGGACTACTCTGCGGGTACATACTTCCAGAACTATGCGTGGAAGAAACTGCACGTGCCGCTGGGACCTGAGCCTAAGTTCTTGCAGTCGTTCAAGGTTGGTGATGCAATCACCATCTTCCAAGACCACGCTGTTCAGAACGTGTCAGCTGCTCCGTTCACATGTAACGCAACTAACATCGATGTCGCAACAAACCGCTTCATCGCTGCGCACCCTAACCATGGTCTGGTAACTGGCGAAGCAATCACTTGGTACCCAACAAACGCTGCTGTTGCCTCTGTGACAGTTACCGCTGTTGGTGGTGGTTATACTACTCATCCAACTGTTGCTCTTGCTGCTCCTCCAGAAAACTCTGCTGGTGCAACGGCTACCGCCACAACAAGAACTAAACTACAGTACATCAAGATCATTGATGGTGGAACTGGTTATACCTCTGCTCCTACTTTGACATTCGCTAGTATGGGGGTTGGCGCGACCAACCCTGTTGCTACGGCTATCATTGATGGTGGGCAAGTTGTTGGCTTTACAATCAGCAACGAAGGTCTAAACATCATTGCTGCTGGTACTGTCGTCGCTTCAGGCGGTGGTGCTTCTGTTCAAGCTACCCTACAGTGTGTGTTCAAAGTGCAAGATGTGCTCTTGACTGCTGCTGGCTCAGTATACGAAGAAGAACCAGTGGTTACGTTCTCCCCACCTCAAGAAATTGGTGGCGGAACATATCCAAATGGCGACCCAATTCCATTGGGTGTGACTGCAACAGGCGTGTCAATCCTTAACACAACTACAGTTGCTGGTGGAGCAACGCTAGGAACAAAGCAAGTATACTACGCTCGTCCTATCAACGCTGCGCAATTCGAAATTTATGATTCGAAGGCTAACGCTGAGACATCGACTGGTGTTATCGACTTGTTGGCTACTGGTGCTGCCACTGGTGTTGTGTGGAAGAGAAACTTCCGTGCTATGAAGTTCGACCCAACAGTGACAACTACACCTGCCGCTACTCAGTACCCAGAAGCTGGTACTGCTGCTATGCAGTACGCAACTTATCGTATTCAATTCCCAGGCATCCACTCGATGGCTACTGGCGATGCGGTTATCTACAACCAGAACTTCAACGCTTTGCCTTTGGAATTCTTGGACTACGATACAGGTACTGCGCTTCCGCTGACCAACTACGCAACATACTATGTTCGTGCTGTTGACACTAAGACTATCACCCTACACAATACAGAGGCTGATGCGTTGGCTAACGTGTTGCCTATCCGTATTCAACAGGGTTCTATCGCTGGTGCTCAAACTCACTTCTTGTTGCACAAGATCTTCCAGAAGCCTTTCCGTACGACAGTTACTGGTATCACTACCAACAACAACATGTTCTTGCGCGAATTGCCTTCTACTCAGTTGATCAACTGCGAATACGCAATCCCAACCTCAATCTATATCCGTCCTGACGCATATACATTGCACCGTCCGTTCGATGGTGGCGTTGAAATGACAACTGGCTACCAAGCTAACGCTAAGATCGTTCGTCAAACTCGTCGTTACTTCCGTTACCAATCTGGTAAGGGTATCCAAACTTCGATTGCTTTGAACTTCAACCCTAACATTGAAATCGACACGTTGACTTCCGTTGGTACAACTGCTTACGCTGTTACCAAGAAACAACCCCACGGTCTTTCTTCTTCAGTTAACTCGATCAAAGTTACTGGTGTTATGAAAGAGGACGGTATCTCTCTTGATCCAAACTACAACGGTACGTTCAACGTGACTGTGACTGGCGATAACACCTTCACATACACAATGCCAACTACACCTGATAGCACTACTGCTTACGGTTACCCAGTTGGTTCTGTGGCTCAGGGTCAAAACTGGGGCTCAAACGTCAAGGTTGGTATGATGGACGACCAGAACGGTATGTTCTTCAAGTATGACGGTATCAAGTTGTACGCTGTTCGTCGTAGCTCTACCCAACAGATCGCTGGCTCTGTCACTACTGAGAAGGGTTCTTCTAGAATCACTGGCACCAATACCTTCTTCTTGAAGCAGTTGGGTCAAGGTCAGACAATTGTTATCCGTGGTCAAACTTACCGTATCACTGAAATCACTAACGACACAGAAATGTTCGTGTCTCCTGAGTACCGTGGTTCGTCTAAGACTCGCGTTGTTGTTACAACTGTGCAAGACTTCGAAGTTCCTCAAGATAAGTGGAACATCGACAAGTGCGACGGTAACGGCGTGACTGGCTTCAAGTTGGATATCAACAAGATCCAGATGGCTTACATCGACTACTCATGGTACGGTGCTGGTAAGATTCGCTTCGGCTTCAAGGACGACTCTGGTAAGGTTCGCTACGTGCATGAATTCAAACATAACAACTCATTGTTTGAATCATACCCATAACAACTCGTTGTTTGAATCATACCTGCGTTCTGGTAACTTGCCAGCTCGTTACGAAGTTGAGTGCGGTAACAGTCCAAACTACGTGCCTTCTCTGTTCCACTGGGGCACCTCAGTGATTATGGACGGTCGCTTCGATGACGATAAGGCTTACTTGTTCACCGTGGGTTCTGACGACTTGTCAATCCCAACAACAAGTGCTCTGCAAAACATTCCTTTGATCTCTTTGCGCTTGGCTCCATCGGTCGACTCGTCATTGACTGGTCAACTGGGTGATCGCGACGTTATCAACCGTATGCAGATTACACCGAACCAACTGTCTGTTCTGTCTACAGTTCAGGCTCAGGTCTTCGTTGTGTTGAACGCTAACTTGACAGCTCCGAACTTCGCTACATTGGGTATCCCTTCTCTTGCTCAAATTATCAAGCACAGCGGTGTGCCAGTGAGCGATGGTTATACTGGTGGTGTGGTTGTGTTCGAAACCCGTGTACAAGCTAACCAATCAGCAACTATCGACTTGACCAAGTTGTCTACTCTTGGTAACTGTATCATGGGTGGCGATGAAGTTTACCCGAACGGTCCGGATACTCTGACTGTTGTGGTGCGTTACCGTACTCTGACTGCCGCAGCTGGCTTGACAGCTTCCCTAACATGGACTGAATCACAGGCTTAATATGTCTACAAGCAAACCAGCAACAAGAGAGGAGTTCAAGAACTATTGCCTGCGCGATCTGGGGGCACCAGTTCTTGAGATTAACATCGACGACGATCAGATTGAGGATCGCATCGAAGAGGCGCTCGAATACTATCACGAGTTCCACTTCGATGGTGTCGAGCGTTTCTACCTGAAGCACCTAATCACTGCCGATGATATCACCAATGGGTACATTCCTATTGCTGATTACATCATCGGTGTGGTTAATATCTTCCCGTGGAATGGCAACGGTGGGTCGAGTTCCGACTCTCTGTTTAACATTCAGTACCAACTGCGCCTGAATGATATCTGGGACTTGTCCAACACAAGTATGGTGTACTACACACAAGCTCGTAGTCACATCTCGATGTTGGACATGCTTCTAAACGGCACTAAGCCAATCAGATTCAACAGACACCAGAACAGATTGCATATAGATATGAGTTGGGCTAACAGTGTTGAAGCTGGCAACTACATCATCGTTGAGTGCTATCGTGCGCTTGACCCTGTTACTTGGACTGATGTGTGGAATGATATGTGGCTGAAGCGTTATGCTACTGCTCTTATCAAGAAGCAATGGGCAACCAACATCAAGAAGTTCTCAGGTATCACACTTCCAGGTGGTGTTACTTTGGATGGCGATAAGCTATACGACGAAGCCATTGGCGAAATCAAAGAACTCGAAGATCGTGCCCAAGACACCTTCTCACTACCACCTGACTTTATGCTAGGCTAAGATGGCAACGAATGTTTACTTTTCACAAGGAACAACTACCGAGCAGAACCTAGTACAAGACTTGATCGTTGAATCGTTGAAGATTTACGGTAAGGACATGTACTACATTCCTCGTAGTTTGTACGCTAAGGATTCTATCCTTGGCGAAGATCCACTGTCGAGATTTGAACACGCATTCCCACTTGAAATGTACATTGAAGACATCGATGGCTTCCAAGGTCAAGGCGTCTTCCTTCAGAAGTTTGGCATTCAGGTAGAGAAGTCAGCCACGTTCGTTGTGGCTCGTAAGCGTTGGAACCAGATGGTTGGCAAGTACAATGTATCGATGCTACCGAACCGTCCGTCCGAAGGCGACCTAATCTACTTCCCGATGACTCGTGGACTGTTTGAAATCAAGTTCGTCGAGAATCAAGACCCATTCTATGAGATCGGCAACCTGTACATCTACAAGCTGCGTGTCGAATTGTTCAACTATTCTTCTGAGCGTATCGAGACTGGTATCGCTGAGGTTGATGAGATTGAACATGTCTACTCACTGAACAGCCTGAACTACAAGATTATCAACGAAGATGGCGAGACAGCTATCGTCATGGAATCTTCAACAGCTACGTCGTTTGACTATCTGATTGATGAAGACTTGGACGTTGATACAATCGAGCCGTTCGCAAACAACAGAGAGATGGTTGAGAAATCAGATCCGATCATCGACTTCACAGAATCTAACCCGTTCGGAGAACTGTAATGTTAAACCACAGTCCATTCTATCACGGGACGATTCGCAAGTGTATCACTGCCTTTGGTCGAATCTTCAACGATATTGTTATCGAACGAAGGGACGCTGAAGGCAACAAGGTACAGACTATGAAAGTTCCGTTCTCGTACGCTGCCAAAGAAAAGTGGCTTCAGCGTGTTGAACAAGACACGGATATTGACGGTCAAGCAGTTGGATTCACGTTGCCACGTATCTCTTTTGAGATGACCAACCTTTCATACGATGGTGTCCGCAAGGTTCAATCAATGAGTCGCCTGTTCAAATACGAGACAGGTCAAACTGAATCGTTGACAAGCACCTTTGCCCCTGTGCCATACAACATCGAGATCTCTGCGTACGTTATCGCAAAGTCTCAAGAAGACGCTCTCATGATTGTTGAGCAGATTCTTCCATTCTTCACACCACAATACAACGTTCCGATGAAGGCTCTGCCTGATATGGACCTGATGATTGACGTGCCTGTTATCCTGAACAGCGTCTCAATGCAAGACGACTACGAAGGCGACATGATGACTCGTCGTCAGATTATCTACACGTTGAACTTCACACTGAAGACCTACCTGTTTGGTCCAGTTGGAACTGCCAATGTTATCACCAAGGTTGATGTGGCTATCAAAGACACTGACGATACTTCTAAGGTATACGAAACGTATACCGCTGAGGCTAACTACGTCACATCTACCGCTGACCCATCAGACTACACTGTTATTGAAGGCTGGGACGATTAAGAATGAGCAAGTATTATAATGCGAACCCGCAACTAAAGGCTTCTGGCGTTGCGGTTCCTTTCTCTGAAGAACAAATCTCTGAATACGTCAAGTGTTCACAAGACCCAATCTACTTCATCAACAACTACTGTAAAATTGTTACACTTGACCATGGTCTTCAAGACTTCAAGTTGTACGATTGTCAGGTTGAGAAGGTCAAGATTATCCACGAGAACCGCAAGGTTATCTTGATGGAGGGTCGTCAGCAAGGTAAGACAACTACCTCTGCTGCATACATCCTCTGGTACACCCTATTCCAAGACTCTAAGACCGTTGCGATTCTGGCTAACAAAGCGCCAGCTGCACGTGAAGTATTGTCACGTTATCAGTTGATGTTCGAAAACCTGCCGCCATGGATGCAACAGGGTGTCACTACTTGGAACAAGGGCGACATTGAACTAGAGAACGGCTCAAAGGTTTTCACAGCTGCCACATCCAGCTCTGGTATTCGTGGTAAGTCTGTTAACATGCTGTACGTTGACGAAACAGCTATCATTCCAAACAACATCGCTGAACAGTTCTTCGCTTCTGTTTACCCTACTATTTCTGCGGGTACTACAACCAAGATTCTGTTGAGCTCAACACCGCTCGGCTACAACCACTTCTGGAAATTCTGGAACGATGCCGAGAACAAGCGCAATGACTTTATCCCGTTGTTCATCCCATACTGGAAAATCCCAGGTCGTGATGAGAAGTGGGCAGAAGAACAACGTCGTCAGCTGGGCGAACTGAAGTATAACCAAGAAATCTTGTGTAACTTCTTGGGCTCATCTTTGACGCTCATCGCTTCAGACACAATTGCTCAAATGTCTGCATCGCCATACATCAAACAGGTTGGTGGCATGGACGTTATCGAAGCCCCAATCGCAGACCACACTTATGTTATGAGTTGTGACGTAGCGAAGGGCGTCGAAGGCGACTTCTCTGCATTCTCTGTAGTGGACATATCTACAGTACCCTACAAAATTGTCGCTAAATATAGAGACAATAAGATTAGTCCTATGTTGTATCCATCAGTTATCCACAAAGTGGCAACTGAGTACAACTCGGCATACGTTTTGATTGAACTTAACTGTGGCGAACAAGTCGCAGAGATTCTTCACTCAGAATATGAATATGAGAACATCATCTACGTGTCTAGAACGACAGGTGGGCAGGTGGTCTCTGGTGGATTCGGCGGTGGCAAGACTCAGTTGGGCGTCACAACCGATAAGAAGGTAAAGCGAATTGGGTGTCAAGCATTCAAGTCTTTGGTTGAGGAAAAGAAACTTCACATCACTGACATGGACACTATCGCCGAGATCTCAACTTTTGTTGAGAAAAAGAACTCCTACATGGCTGACGAAGGTTATCACGATGACCTAGTTATGACTCTGGTGTTGTTCTCTTGGTTGACAACAAACCCATATTTCAAAGAACTGAACAATGTGAACTTGAGGCAGGTCATGTATGAGAGCCATATGAAGCGTATCGAAGAGGAGTTGACTCCCTTTGGTGTTATCGTTGATGGGCTGGAAGACGAGCAAGAAGTCTATCATAACTTCTAAAGCGCCAATTTTATAAATAAATTATTGAGAAGAACGCCCACTGTAACTGTATAACATAATAGCAAGGAGACAAAACATGGCATTCCAAGTTTCCCCAGGAGTATTGGTCACCGAAAAAGACCTGTCACTGGTAATTCCACAGGTGGCTGCATCCGTCGGAGGAACAGCAGGTTTGTTCCGCTGGGGTCCCGCAGAGCAACCTATCACAATCACAAACGAAGGCGAATTGGCTACCATCTTTGGTCGTCCAGTAGGCGTAAACGATTTTGTGCTTCGCTCGTTTTTGACAGCAGCGAACTTCCTATCATATTCAAATAATATGGTTGTGGTTCGTGCGTTGCCAGCAACAGCTGCAAACTCTAACACCGAAGGTGCATTGACTGGTAACACAATTCCAGTTACAGCATACGATGGTGCTGTTGCTGCTGAGACTGCAATCCAAATCAAGAACGACGATGACTACGTTAACAACTACATCAACGAGCCATCAGGCATCACTGCTGCATACGCTGCTAAGTACTCTGGCTCTATTGCCAACGGCTTGACACTGTCTGTTGCTGACGCTGATTCGTTTAGCATCACTGAAGCTGATCCAATCACTTTCGCTGAAGCCGCAACTGGCTCGGCATCTGCTGTTGTCAACGTGACAACATCATCAACATCTAGCGCCGATGTAACATTGAGCACTGCTGTTACCAACATCACTCTGGTCGCTGGCGACTTGTTGTTTGTTGCTAACGCTAACTCAACTCCAACTGGTATCGTATACCTTGGTAAAGTTGCTTCTGTTGCTGGTACAACCGTAACTCTAGATAGCAACGCATCTGTTACTTTGACAACTGCTACACGTGCATTGTACCGTGTTCGCAAGACAATCACTGGTACTGCTCTGAACACTAAAGTTGTTCCGAACTCTACACGTATTCTCGTTGGTTCAAAGGACATCGGTACTGCTGCTTCTGTAACAGCTACCACCATCGTGTTGAACGTTGACGCTGCAACTAACTTGACTACTACTGTCTTGGCTGGTGCAAACGAAACTGGCGACATCGAATCAGGTGTTAACTACCGTTGGGAATTCTACGACGAGTTCGTTACAGCTCCAGGCACATCAGAGTACGCTACTCGCCTTGGTTTGACTAACTTGAAAGACGAACTGCACGTTGTGTTGATCGACTCTGAAGGTAAGTTCACCAACGTTCGTGGTACTGTTCTTGAGAAGTTCACTGGTCTATCAAAGCTGGCTGACGCTGTTCGTCCAGACGGTGAGACAATTTACTACAAGACAAACATCAACCGTGTTTCTTCATATGTTTGGGCTGTTCGTCACATCGATGACCTATTGGCTTCTGCATACTTGAACACTTCTTCAGCTGCAAGCTGGGGCGTGTCTGCTGGTACAGGTGGTTTGGGTTCTAACACTGTCATGAAGACAATGAAAGTTCCTTACGTTCGTACCATGACTCAAGGTTCTGATGGTTTTGACGCATCTACTTCTGCTCACACTGCAGCTGTTATCACTGCATTGACTAATGCATATGACCAATTCGCTAATACCGAAAACGTTGATGTGGGTCTATTGTGCACTGGTGAAGTTGAATCAACTGTTGCTAAGTACGCTATCCAGAACATTGCTGAAAACCGCAAAGACTGTATCGCATTCGTATCAGCTGTTCAAGACAGTGGCACTGCATTGACAGTGGCAACTAAGTCTATCGACGTAGCTAACTTGCTCGAGTACCGTACTAACACTTCTAACGCAGTGAACATCTCTAGCTCATACGGCGTGATGGACTCTGGTTACAAGTACCAATATGACAAGTACAACGATCGTTACGTTTACGTTCCATTGAACGGCGACATGGCAGGTCTATGTGCCCGTACTGACTTCGCTGCTGACCCATGGTTCAGTCCAGGTGGTTTCAACCGTGGTCAAGTTAAGAACGTTGTTAAGTTGGCTTACAACCCAAGCCAAGCTGATCGTGACGCTCTGTACAAGAATGGTATCAACCCAGTTACTACCTTCCCAGGTCAAGGTACTGTGTTGTTCGGCGACAAGACTATGTTGTCTCGCCCAAGCGCATTCGATCGTATCAACGTTCGTCGCTTGTTCATCATCCTTGAGAAGGCAATCGCTACAGCTGCTAAGTTCCAACTGTTCGAGTTGAACGATAACTTCACTCGTGCTCAGTTCCGCAACTTGGTAGAACCGTTCCTGCGTGATGTTCAAGGTCGTCGTGGTATCACCGATTTCCGTGTGATTTGTGACGAAACAAACAACACCGCAGAAGTCATTGACCGTAACGAGTTTGTTGCTGACATCTTCATCAAACCTTCTCGTTCAATTAACTTCATCCAGTTGAACTTTGTTGCTGCTCGCAACTCTGTAAACTTCGATGAACTTAATGCCTAAATAGAGAAAAGAGGAGAAATCAAATGGCAAATATCGACGCATTCAAAGCTAACCTGATCGGTGGTGGTGCTCGTGCTAACCAATTCTTGGTTCAGCTGACATTCCCATCGTTCTTGCAAAGCGTTGCTGGTATTGCTGCTTATAAAGGTCAATTCTTGTGTAAGGCAGCGCAGCTGCCTGCATCGACTATCGACAAGACAGCAGTTCAGTATCGCGGTCGTGCTGTGAACTTCGCTGGCGAGCGTACCTTCGCTCCGTGGCGCATTCAAATCATCAACGACACTGACTTCCAACTTCGTAACGCATTCGAAGCATGGATGAATGGCATCAACAACCACCGTGATAACACTGGTCGTACCAACGCTACTTCATATCAAGTGAACCTTGACGTGTTCCAGTTGGATCGTAACGGTGGTATCATCAAAGGTTATCAATTCGTAGACGCATTCCCAGTGGATTGCAGTGCTATTGAATTGAGCTTCGACAACAACAACGAAATTGAAACTTTCGATGTGACGTTTGAGTACAACTACTGGACTTCGGCTTCGTCAACTGACAGCCGCATTGCTTCTTACGGCAACGTTGTTCCAAACATCTTGGGCGCTCTCGCCTAAGTATTATTATTATTTGAGAAGACAATATGAACTTTTTTGGATTTGAAATCAAGAAGAAGGACCAAGACAATAAGGTTATGAGCGTTGTCGCTCCTAACGCTGACGATGGTTCTTCTATGATCTCCACTGGTGCGAGCTATTATGGCTACGCACTAAACATGGACACGATCGCAGGTAACGAAAATGACTTGATCAAGCGTTACAGAGAGATCGCGCAAATCCCTGAAGTCGACTCAGCTATCGAGGATATCATCAACGAGGCTATTGTCTCTGACGATGATAGTCCTGCAGTTCAGCTGAACCTTGATGAACTCAAGGTATCCGAAAAGGTCAAGAAGCGCATCATCGAGGAATTCGACAATGTGCTGAATGTCTTCAAGTTTGACAAACGTGGTCACGACTTCTTCCGTTCATGGTATGTGGACGGAAGAATTTACTTTCAAGTCTTGGTTGATGAGAAGAAAATTTCCGAGGGTATCCAGGAACTTCGCTTCGTAGACCCAATCAAAATCAAGAAGGTCAAAGAAGTCGTCAAGCAGAAAGACCCACAATCAGGTGTCGAAGTTGTGAAAGAAGTCAAAGAGTACTTCGTCTACAACGAGAAGGGCATCACCAATACAACCAATCAGGGCGTTCGTCTTAGTAAGGACAGTGTGTTGTACTGTCCATCAGGCGTCACTGATTATAACCAAGGTCTTGTCCTTGGTCACCTACACAAAGCTATCAAGGTATCAAACCAACTGAAGATGGTTGAAGATGCCGTAGTTATCTACCGTCTTGTTATCTACCGTCTTGCTCGCGCTCCTGAACGCCGAGTGTTCTATGTAGACGTGGGTAACTTGCCTAAGATTAAGGCTGAGCAATATATCCGCGATATCATGAACAAGTATCGCAACAAACTTACCTATGACGTTCAGACTGGCGAAATGAAAGATGATCGCAAGCACCTAAGTATGCTTGAAGACTTCTGGATGCCTCGTCGTGAAGGTGGTAAGGGTACAGAAATCACTACGCTTCAAGGTGGTCAAAACCTTGGACAAATCGAAGACGTTGAATACTTCAAAGGTAAACTATACCAAGCTCTCAACGTACCAGTCTCAAGACTACAACCACAGCAAGGGTTCTCGCTTGGTCGTTCGTCAGAAATCACCCGTGAAGAAATCAAGTTTGCCAAGTTCATTCTGCGTCTACGTCAGAAGTTTGGCGACGTTCTTTCCGAGGCACTTCGCATTCAGTTGATTCTGAAGAAGGTCATCACTCCAGAAGAGTGGGATGACATGGTGATAAATATTCGTATGGAGTTCATGAAGGATAACTACTTCTCCGAACTCAAAGAAAACGAAATCCTTACCCAGCGTATTCAGATGGCACAATTGATGGAGCCATACGTTGGTAAGTACTACTCAATGCAATACGTTCGTCGTAACATTCTGAAGCAGAATGACAAAGAGATTGACGAGATTGACAAAGAAATCAAAGAAGAAGGTAGCGACGTGATGTTGCAACAGCAACAACAGGCTCAAATGGGCGGTGGTGGACAGGCTCCTGAAGCATTCCAACAACCCGAAGTGCCTACCCAAACAGTTTATGACCCACAGAATGGAGACCAGCAATGACATCTACACTAGACCTTATCCAAGCAATCCACAGCAAAGAGCCTATGGAGGCTGAGCGTGTGTTCAGCACTATCATGGCTGACCGAATTGCCGATCGTATCGAAGACATGAAAGCAGACGTAGCTAAGTCTATGTTCTCAGCTCGAGAAGAACTCGAAGCATCTGTCGACGAAGCCTCAGGAACTGACACTGATGAAACTGTCTGAGTTCAAAAAGAAACTCGCTCAAGAATCAAAGAACTACGGTAACGTGGTTCATACCTTCACTCACATGATGAAGGAAGTAGTGGTCAATCAGAACGGCGATATCTACGTCGATGGTGCCCTACAAGAAGAATCGTTCACGAATTTAGAAGAAGCTAAGAAAATCGTCAAGCAATCTGTCTTTTCTGAGAAACTAAAAAGAGATATACAACATCAAGTGTATGAAGAAATTTCTGATGTAAGCATTGCGAATATCATCAGAAAGCATCACGAAATTCCAAAAGTAACATCTCAACTTATCGAATCGTACGTAGACTTATCTTCTTCTAAACTTTTCACCGTAGATCCAGTAGTCATGGAGATGCGTAAACTAAACAAACTTTCGAACCTCGTAGAAGGTAAGATTGACTTTGTTCTTGGCGATGGCTCCGTTGTAGCTATCAGCGAAGACACTTTTCTCAAGTTGAAAAACCTCATAAATATGTCTGGAGAAAAGGATCTGATAACAAACTACATGAGAGAGAACAAAGAACAGTTCCTCAAAGTAGTTGGAGAAATATAAGGGCACGAAAATGAGACTCATCAAAGAAGTCAACGAATCAATCAAATACCTTGTTGAAGAGAAAGTCGGCAGCAAGGAAAAGAATTATTTCATCGAAGGTATTTTCCTTCAGGCAGATTGCGTGAACCGCAACAATCGCCGTTACGACATGAACATCTTGGGCGAAGAAGTAACTCGCTACAACCAACAGTTCGTGGAACAGAATAGAGCATTCGGAGAACTGGGTCACCCAGACTCTCCAACAATCAACTTGGACCGAGTGAGCCACATGATTAAAGAATTGCGTGTTGAAGGTACAAACTTCATCGGCAAGGCTAAGATTATGGATACTCCTAATGGTCGCATCGTTAAGGCTTTGATCGACGAGGGGGCAAGACTGGGCGTCTCCTCTCGTGGTCTTGGCTCCATTGTGCAAGGCAAGGACGGTGTAAACGTAGTTGGCAGAGACTTCATGCTGGCAACAGCCGCTGATATCGTAGCCGACCCATCCGCACCTGACGCTTTTGTTGAAGCAGTCATGGAAGGTAAGGAATGGATTTTCGTCGATGGAAGGTTTGTGGAAAAGGATATCGAGGCTGTAAGAAAGTCTATCCTCGCCACTCCAAAACGTGACTTGCAAGAACAAATGGTTAGAGAATTCAAAGGATTCCTATCAAAACTTTGAAATCAATAAATAATTCAATAGAAACCTATTCAGAGACACAGGAGAAAACCATGTCAGTAGAAAAGAAAATTCAAGAACTTCTTGAAGAATCTCGTAAAGCTAACCAGCTGAGCGAAGAGATTGTTGAAGACGAAATCCTAGAGGAAGACGTTGAACAACTCGAAGAAGAGGAAGCGAAAGCCGAATCTGGTACAGAACAAAAAGACGTTGTCAAAGCTAACGCTGGCGGCGTGAATGGTAAACAGACTGTCAAAGGCGCTGAAGCTGCTGGCAAGAAGACCATGAAAGAAGAAATTACTGTTGACGTTTCAGAAGACGTTGCCGCTCTAACCAGCGACGAGACACTTTCTGAAGAGTTCAAACAGAAAGCTGCGACGATTTTCGAAGCTGCAGTTATCAGCCGTATCAAGACTGAAGTTGCAAAAATCGAAGAGTCGTTCGAGGCACGTCTCGAAGAAGAGACACAATTGGCTGTTGAGGGACTTGTTGAAAAAGTAGATGGATATCTCGACTACGTTGTCGAGCAGTGGATGAAAAATAATGAACTTGCCCTTGAATCTGGTATTAAGTCTGAAATCCTTGAGAACTTCATTGGTGGTTTGAAGGGTCTATTCGAAGAGCACTATATCGATATTCCTGAAGAGAAATACGATGTGATCGGCGAAATGGAAACTAAGATCGCTGAAGTCGAAAGCAAGTTGAACGAAGCTGTTGATGCAAACATTGCATTGAACAAGCAAGTAGGTGAGTTGAAGCGTCACGAAGTGATGGCTGAACTTTCTGAAGGTTTGACTGTTACTGAGACTGAAAAGTTCCAATCACTTGCTAAAGAAATCGTGTTCGAAAGCGCCGACTCTTACAAGGAAAAACTACAGACAATTCGTGAATCATATTTCACTAAGTCATCTGCCAAAACTGGCGATGTACAAAGTGTCGTGACAGAAGAAGTCGGCACTGGCACTCAAGTTCTCAGCGAGAGCCTGTCAGCATACGCTAACTTCCTCGGCAAATCCGCAAAATAAACTCATCCATCTTAAAGGAAACAAAAATGCAAGTACTACGTGAAGACCTAGTTAAAAAGTGGACTCCAATCTTGGAGCACACATCGATGCCTGAAATCAAAGACAGCTACCGCAAGCAAGTGACTGCTGTTCTTTTGGAAAACCAAGAGAAAGCTCTCCGCGAAGAGAAGCAAATCTTGGCAGAAGCATCTCCAACAAACGCATCTGGCTCGTACGCTGACACCAACGGTGTTGCTAAGTTTGACCCAGTTTTGATCAGCTTGGTTCGCCGTGCTGCTCCACAATTGATCGCCTATGACATCGCTGGCGTTCAACCAATGACTCAACCTACTGGCTTGGTGTTCGCAATGCGTTCACGTTATGGCTCACAGTCTGGTACAGAAGCGTTCTACAACGAAGCTGATACTGAGCGTTCAGGCGCTGACATGGGTACTGACACAAACCAAACTGGCTTGTCAGGTTCTAACTGGATCTCTTCAGTTACTACTGGTCGCGGTATGTCTAACGCTCAAGCTGAAGGTGGTCACACTTCTTCTGCTGCTACATCTAGCGACGCAGGTCCAGGTTCTACTACTTTCAACGAAATGGCATTCTCAATCGAGAAGTCAAGCGTTGAAGCTAAGAGCCGTGCTTTGAAGGCTGAATACTCAATCGAATTGGCACAAGACTTGAAGTCTGTGCACGGTTTGGACGCTGAAAGCGAATTGAGCAACATCCTTTCTACAGAAATCTTGGCTGAAATCAACCGCGAAGTTATCCGTACTGTGTACTTCGGTGCTAAGGTCGGTGCTCAAGCTGGTACTACAAACGCTGGTATCTTCGACTTGGACGTTGACGCTAACGGTCGTTGGTCAGTTGAAAAGTTCAAGGGCTTGTTGTTCCAAGTTGAACGTGAAGCTAACGTGATCGCTCAACAAACTCGTCGTGGTAAAGGCAACTTCATCATCTGTTCATCAGATGTGGCTTCTGCTTTGGCTATGGCTGGTGTTTTGGACTACGCTCCAGCATTGTCTACCAACCTGAACGTTGACGAATCAAGCAGCACCTTCGCTGGTGTGTTGAACGGTCGCTTCAAAGTGTATGTTGATCCATATGCTGGTAACGGCGGTGCTAACGACCAGTTCTTCGTGGCTGGTTACAAGGGTGCTTCTGCATTCGACGCTGGTTTGTTCTACTGCCCATACGTGCCATTGCAAGTTGTGCGTGCTGTGGATCCTAACACCTTCCAACCTAAGATTGGTTTCAAGACACGCTACGGCATGATTGCTAACCCATTCGCTGAAGGTACTACTGCTGGTCAAGGTCGTCTGACCCAAGCTAACAGCAACGTATACTACCGTAAGGTTCGCGTACAAAACATCATGTAATTGATGAAGCTGCCCAAGAGCAGTATTTAAAAGGGAGCTTCGGCTCCCTTTTTTTATGCCTAAATATTTGTATGAATAACAAGGAAACCACCAATGGCTGAACGTGCACTTTGGGCATCTAAAGTCCCATCAAACATCAACCCTCTGGCACCGACAGGGTTCAGGTTCAATATCACACGCCTACCCGAGATCGAGTTCTTCTGTCAAGAGGTCAACCTGCCTGATATCACACTGGGCGAAACCTTCATGAACAACCCGTTGATTCGTATTCCAGTTCCAGGCGAAATGCTTGAGTTCGGTACGCTGGAAATTCAATTCCTGATCGACGAAGACCTTGTCAACTTCCGTGCTATCAAGAACTGGATGTTCGGTTTGGGTTTCCCAAGAAGTCACGCTGACTATACCAACTATCAGAACCAAGCCGAGATTGCTCAGGTGTCTGAACTGGTCAAGAACATGTCTGACGGCACCCTATCAATCTTGACAAATAATAGCAATCAGAATAAAATAGTCTCGTTCCGAGGACTATTTCCCGTCTCTCTGTCTGGTCTTCAATTTGGAGCAACTGACAGCGATATCAACTATCTTGTTGGGAAAGCATCTTTTAGATTCCAATTTTACGATTTTATGTAATCACTGAGGTTCGTTATGACACTTGAAGATCTTATGAATATGTGGACGCAAGACGCCCACATTGATGACAACCATCTAGGCGAAGCATCAACCGCCACTCCCGTTCTCCATGCAAAGTGGGTTCAGATTTTGGTTCAGTACAAACTGAAGATGACCAAACTCAACGGGGACTACTACCGACTGAGAAAGAACAAGTTCCGCTACTACCGTGGCGAACTGTCACGCGAAGAGCTCACTGAATTGGGCTGGACACAGTGGCAAGGGGTAAAGCCCCTGAAGAACGAAATGGACGAGTTCCTGCAAGGCGATCACGATTTGCTCATGCTCAAGCAAAAAGTAGAATATATACAAGTGATCATCGACTTTTTAGAGTCGGTCATGCGCCAAATCAACAGCAGAACGTATGCTATTCGTGATGGTATAGAATGGAAGAAATTTTTAACAGGTATGTAAGTGACTAATATTGTAATAGAGAAAATCAGCGAAGTCTATATTCGCATCTTCAGTGACCTAAGTGTCGAGCAAGAACTGAGCAACTACTTCACATTCGATGTTCCTGGAGCTAAGTTCATGCCAGCATACAAGGCACGTATGTGGGATGGCAAACTACGTCTATACGACCTTCGCAAGAAAACTCTATACGCTGGTCTTTACAAATACGTTCTTGCATTCGCTGAACAAAACAACTACAAGGTTGTGTTCAACCCAAGCGAAGAATATCCACGCATCGAACCAGAGAACCCTGTAACTCCAGAGGAGATGCTCGAGTTCTCTAAGGCTCTGAAGCCACACGTCAACGGCGCACCAATCACAATCAAAGACTATCAGCTTGAGGCTGTTGTGAAAGCAATCAATGACCAACGTGTCATGCTTATCTCACCAACGGCATCGGGTAAGTCTTTCATCATCTACACAATCATGCGTTATCTTACTTTGAACCGTAAGAAGTGTTTGATTGTCGTTCCGTCAACAGGTCTTGTTGAACAGCTGTACTCTGACTTCGCTGACTATTCGTCAGAGGTTCGTTGGGATGTGAGCGATCACTGTCAGAAAATCTACTCTGGCTTCACCAAAGAAGTTTCCAGTGCCGTGACTATCTCTACATGGCAGTCTATCTACAAGCAACCGAAGGCTTGGTTCGACCAGTTCGATGTCATCTTCGGCGATGAGGCGCACCAGTTCAAGGCAAAGTCTTTGTCAACTGTGATGGAGAAGCTGGACAAAACCGTATACCGAATTGGTACAACTGGTACCATCGACAACAAGCAAGTGCATAAGCTAGTGCTTGAAGGTGTGTTTGGACCTGTACATCGTGTCACCACAACCAAGGCGTTGATGGATAGTAAGGATGTGGCGGAGCTAAGTATTAAGTGTATCGTGCTGAAGTATACCGCTGAAGAGCGAAAGGCTCAGGTGAAGAACCTGTACCCTGACGAGAAGAAATTCTTGGTGACTCATGCGAAGCGTAACAAGTTCATCAAGAACCTTGCGCTTGCCACGAAAGGTAACACTCTGGTGTTGTTCCAGTATGTTGAGAATCACGGTATCCCTCTGTACGAAATGATTCAAGCAGGTGCCGCTGAGGGCAGAAAAGTTTTCATTGTGCACGGTGGCGTTGACACTGATGAACGAGAGGCTATCCGTCATATCGTTGAGAAAGAACAAGACGCAATCATCGTTGCCTCGTATGGTACGTTCTCAACTGGTATCAACATCAAGAACCTACACAACATCATCTTCGCTTCACCAAGTAAGTCGATGATTCGAATTCTACAGTCCATTGGGCGTGGTTTGAGAAAGTCTGACACAAAGGATGAGGCAAAGCTATTCGATATCTCTGACGATTTGTCTCACAAGGCATGGAAGAACCATACGCTGAATCACTTCGTCGAGAGAATTAAGATATATACTTCTGAGAAGTTTAATTACAAAATTGTAGAGGTAGACATCTAATGAATTATGTGACAGCAAAACTTATCACTGGTGACACGATCATCGGCGTTCTAGTCGATGACCACTATGACCAATATCATATTGCACTGCCCATGCAGGTCAAGATACATAGTATAGTAGTTCCTCCGAACAAGCTAGTTGAACAGCTTACCGCTGCTCCATACACTCGCTTCACCGATGCGACAACCCTGACTCTTGATAGACAGCATGTTGTTTCGGTTCAGCCCCTCAACGAACTTGGGGTGAATATGTATGTAAATCTTCTTGAGGAACATATGGAATTTGACCAGATTGAGGCAGCTGGTATCGCGACTCTCATCACTCAGCACATTGAGGAAAGAGACGAGAAGAAACGCGACGAAGAAATTCTTGCCAACGTCAAAGCATCTCTTGACATCATCAGGTCTATGACTGAAGAAGAACCTGACTCAAACAGAATTCTTCACTAACCTCATATCAAACCCGACACTGGTATTATACCGCTCCTGTGAATATTTGTAAAGTTTATTTCTAGTTCTCAAGAATCAGAAGTAGCGCTTTACATAAATCGCATCTTATAGTATACTTCTTGTTATGTTCCCATTGAAAGTGACTCCCACCCCATGACATCTATCGCCCCAAAGAAGGCAACCAACCACTACGTAAACAATCAAGACTTCTTGGCTGCTCTGACTGAGCACCGAGCCGCTGTCTTGGCTGCAGAGCAAGCTGGTGAAGAGAAGCCGAGGATCTCCAACTACATTGGTGATTGCTTACTCAAGATTGCCACCCACCTATCATACAAGTCCAACTTCATCAACTACTCTTACCGTGAAGAGATGATCTCCGATGGTGTTGAGAACTGTATTCAATATCTCCACAACTTTGACCCTGCCAAGTCAAGCAACCCGTTTGCTTACTTTACTCAAATCATCTACTACGCATTCCTCCGTCGTATCATGAAAGAGAAGAACCAGCAGCAAGTCAAGAACAAGTTGATTCGCGAGATGCCCTTTGAAGCCTTTGAACTACAAGACCATGATGAGACTGGTGAATTCACCAACGCTTATCTTGACTACTTGCAGCACGCAAACAACGATGATTATGTACCTAAGAAACCTACGCCCAAGAAGAAGCTGAGTCCTCTTGAAGCGTTCTTAGATGAAAGTGATGAAACCGATGGCGAGCAGTGTTGAATCTATAATGAGAAGTTTGGGTATGTCTACTAGACCAGTGGCATACGCAAGAAGAGTTCGCAATGGTGACCGCATCCGAAGAAACGCTCGTCCTTCGCGTAGAACTCTCAAGAAGTGGGCGATGGACCCGCAAGAAGTACCAATTGAATTATTAGAAAGTGAAGATATGAGTGATGGTAAGATTTTCCTTGGCGTGACAGACTTCGATGACCTGCAAACATGTCAAGTGTTGAAGCGTCGCACTGAAGCTGGCAAGCAAACTCTCCACCGTGAGACCACTGTTCTTGCGAACCGTTCGACATGGGCAGACTGGGCTGAAGACTTCTTCGTACCAAGCGTGTACTTGATCACCCAAGCCAGCGCATCTAGCGGATTCATCGTGAACCGTGAGACAGATAACTACTTGACCTACAGCGTCAACAGCAACTCAACTACAGTTCGTGCCTTCGGTGATGAAGACTTCACCAGCGCAGTCATTGCTTCTGTTGAGATGCAGTTCAACGTTGTGACTTCATATGTTGAGTGGATCTACTCTAGCGATGGCAACTCAGTGAACGTTCCTTTGAACCGCGACCGTCTTCCTTGCGAAGAAATGTACCCGTTCCTCAACGGCGAAAGCCTTGCCAGCTACTATGATCGCTACTTGGATTCAAACGCAAACATCTTGCTTTTGATTGGACCTCCAGGCACTGGTAAGACCACATTCATCCGTGGGCTCTTGGCTCACCGCAACTCTTCAGCCATCGTGACCTACGATGCAGGTATCCTTGAGAAGGATGGTTTCTTCGCTCGCTTCATTGAAGACGAGACTGGCGTGATGGTTCTTGAAGACTCTGACGCATTCTTGAAGTCACGTAGCGATGGTAACACAATGATGCACCGCTTCTTGAACGTGGGCGATGGTTTGGTAACTACCAAGGGTAAGAAGATGGTGTTCTCAACCAACTTGCCAAGCATCCGTGATATCGACAGCGCATTGGTTCGTCCAGGTCGTTGCTTCGACATCGTGACCTTTGACCAACTGACACTTGAAGAAGCGCAAGCCCTTGCCGATAAGCTCGGTGTTCCTCTGCCTGTGAAGCCACGTGGCAAAGAAACTGAGAAGTACTCTATCGCTGAAGTGTTCCACGCTCAATCTGATAACAGCGTGAAGTCATCTAACACCCGAAAGGTAGGTTTCATTTGAAGGTAGCCGTAATTACTGACCAGCACTTCGGTGCTCGCAATGACAGTCAAGTGTTCCTTGACTTCTTTGAGAAGTTCTACGACAACGTGTTCTTCCCTCGTCTTGACGATGAGGGTATCAAGACCGTGTTGATTCTCGGCGACACGTTCGATCGCCGCAAGTATGTAAACTTCTACGCTCTTCAACGTGCCAAGGAAATGTTCTTTGACAAATTGAAAGAGCGTAACATCACAGTGCATATGCTTGCTGGCAACCATGACACCTACTACAAGAACACGAACGAAGTGAACTCACCGAATTTGCTTCTTCAAGAATACAGCAACATCAACGTGATTGATGAACCACAGACCATTGAGGTTGATGGTGTTCCAATCTGTATGATGCCATGGATTTGTCCCGATAACTACCAACAGTCAATCGACATGTTGACCAGCACCCCTGCTGAACTTTGCATGGGGCATTTTGAAATCGCAGGCTTTGCGATGTACCGTGGAATGGAGAGCCATGAAGGTTTCGACAGAAAACTATTTGAGAAATTTGACCTCGTTTTCTCTGGGCATTATCATCACCGTTCTAGCAACGGCAACATCCACTACCTCGGAAACCCCTACGAGCTCACTTGGCAAGACTATAATGATCCCCGAGGATTTCACCTGTTTGACTTATCAAATCGTGAACTCGAATTCGTACGAAATGGCTATTCTCTGTTTGCCAGAATTGAATACGACGACACCGCAGAGTGCACCGTCCGAGTCGATAACATCGAAGTATCCGACCTGAACGCAGTTGACCTCACCAACTGTTTCGTCAAGGTAGTAGTTGTTAACAAGACGGACTATTATAAATTTGACCAATTTGTTCAAACCCTGTATAATAAGGGTTGTCATGAGATTAAGATCGTAGAAGATATGAGTGGTCTTGAGAACGGCGAACTATCTGCCGAAATCAAACTAGAGAACACAGTTGAAGTTCTTACCCACTACATTGATTCGTTGACCACTGACCATGACAAAGAACAGGTCAAGAACTATATGAAGACCTTGTATACTGAAGCAATCAACATCGAGGTAGTATGATCAATTTTAAGAAGATTACATGGAAGAACTTCTTATCGACAGGCAACTCACCTAACACTGTTCTTCTGAACAAGTCGACCACCACTCTTATCATCGGCAAGAACGGCGAAGGTAAGAGCACCATTCTGGATGCGTTGACCTTTGCTCTGTTTGGTAAGCCATTCCGTAACATCAACAAACCACAGCTGGTCAACAGCATCAACCAAAAGAACTGTTCCGTTGAGGTTGAGTTCTCAATTGGTTTGAAAGAATACAAGATCGTTCGTGCCATCAAGCCAAACGCTTTTCAAATCTGGTGCGATAACGAACTGTTGAACCAAGACGCTGCATCTAAGGACTACCAAAAGGTTCTTGAGCAACAAATTCTGAAGCTGAACTACAAGACATTCACTCAGGTGGTTGTGTTGGGTTCGGCATCGTTTGTTCCTTTCATGCAGTTGCCTTCTCATCAACGTCGAGAAGTTATCGAAGATATTCTCGATATCAAAATCTTCAGTACCATGAACCAGTTACTGAAGGAAAAGATTCAAGGAACGAAAGATGAAATCGTCAGAACGGAGCAGTCTATATCTCTTGCAAAGCAGAGGGTGGAAGCACAAAAACAAATCATTGAGACGCTATCACAAGCAAAATCGGCAAGCCTTGATTCACTGGCAGCAAAGATTGCAGCAAATGATACTTCAATTCGAAGCACGAACGTTCTCGTGGAATCTCTATCGGCTGAGATCGCTGCTCTTACAGAACAAGTTGAAGCGAAGGATGGTGTCGCTGACGACGTTGAAAAAGCGCGAAGCCTCAAGACAAGACTCATCACAAAGACAGAACACTGTCAGCACCACACGGAGTTCTTCTCGGAGAACGATGTATGTCCATCGTGTTCTCAGGATATTTCCAACGAATATAAAGAACAAGTTCTCAAAGACCTCAACGCGAAGATCGCGGACAACGATAATAAGACTAAAGAACTTGACGTGGTTCTGACCCGCTTGAACACTCGCTTGACAGAGCTCAACGAAATTCAAAAGCAAATCACAGACAAGAACATCAACCTGTCTACATACAACACACAAATCTCAATGCTCAACAAGTTGAACACTGAGTTGGCTGCTGAGATGCGTCAGTCTCATGAAGACACAAGCAACGTTGATGAAGAGAAGGCAAAGATGAAAGCTCTTGCCAAAGATGCTCTTGAGAAGATTCAAGAGAAGACATCGCTTCAAGAGAGACGTGCCCTTGAAGAAGTGGCATCTGCTCTACTGAAAGACACTGGTATCAAGACAGCCATCATCCGTGAATATCTACCAGCCATGAACCAGTTGATCAACAAGTTCTTGGTAGCCATGGACACCTTCATCCACTTTGAGTTGGACGAATCGTTCAACGAAGTTATCAAGTCACGTCACCGTGATGACTTCACATACGCTTCGTTCTCGGAAGGTGAGAAGCAGAAAATTGACTTGGCGTTGTTGTTTGCTTGGAGACAGATCGCGAAGATGAAGAACAGCGTCAACACCAACCTGTTGATTATGGATGAAGTGTTCGATTCAAGTTTAGACACTGCAGGCACTGAGCAACTGACATCGATTCTTGCAGCTGTATCAGAAGATACAAACGTGTTCGTCATCAGCCACCGTGGTGATCAGCTGTTTGATAAGTTTCGTTCAGTTATCAAGTTCGAAAAGCGTAACGACTTTTCTGTTATTAGTACAGACGGAAACGTGTCTCGCTAATCTGTTACTCGAATACTCTTTTCGGCAACATAAGCAAGAAAACTTTGGGTACTTGATTCCCTTCGCATGAGAATTACCCATCATCTTTGTTTTCATAAACTCTGCGTGCTCCGGAGATTTTACTCCCAAATTCCATGGTGTCGAACCCTTGCGTTTCTTACTCATGTTCTGTTTGGTTTCTTCGGAGTGTTTCTTACCCCTCATACCCTTTGGATGTGCGTCTCCCCATTTGCGACCATACATACCATTGCTTGGTCCTGGTCTTGATTGACTTTCTGGGGATCCGTAGGGAACAGATTCTACGGTGTACTCTTCGAACTCCACTTCTACATCCTCTAATGAGAATACTTCTTGGAGCAACTTGTTTCTTTGGGCTTGTTCTTCTACTGAGACTGTATAAATAGTCATGCTGGCATGGTCCTTTCATGTTAGAGTGGGTGGAGACTGCTATCTCGCGACCTACACTTTTATTTATAACATCAACAATTTTGAAAGATCATTATGCATCTAAGACTAATCCCATGGGACAGCAAAGTTCTGAAAGAACCACTCCCAATTTTCAACTTCACCGAACACAACAAAGAAGTTGTCGATAAGTTCGTTGAGGACATGTTTGCTGCGTGTCAGGCTTACAACGGCTACGGTCTATCAGCCAATCAGGTTGGTGTGAATTATCGCATGTTCGTCATTCGTGTGAAGCACGATGGTGATTCTCCTCTGAACTCCATTGACTTCAAGCAAGAATACTTCAACCCAACCATCCTTGAGCGTTCTGCTGAGCTTGAAGAACTGGAAGAAGGTTGTTTGTCACGTCCAGGTCTCTGGGTCAAGGTTAAGCGTCCCAAGGCAGTGCGAGTTTCGTATTGGACCAAGGATGGCGAAAACAAGATCGAGTTGCTTGAGGGTATCCTCGGTCGCGCATTCCAACATGAATACGACCACATGGAAGGCTCAGACTTCACCCAAAAGGTTTCGCCCCTGAAGCTCCAACGAGCCGTCAAGAAGAAGGCAAAGACCCAGAAGAAGCTGGTGAAGTACCTTGCAGACCGAAAACAGGTGCTGATTCCCCAATAAACTAAACCAAAAGGTTTACTTTTCAGATACCCCTACCAACCGTAGGGGTATTTTTCATGGGCATTGACGAAATATCAACTTTCAGGCATAATTCTATTATTGAATCGAAAAAGAGGTTGTTATGAATAAATTGATGGTTGTGGTTAAGTCTAGTCGTTCTGGGAAATCTGAAATCCGTATCGGCGATAAGTCGTTCTCTACTGCTAAGACTGGTCGCGACCTTGAGAAAGTGGTTGAGTACCACTACTCTAAAATTTCTGGTGTGAAGATGGCTTATGCTTCTATCATCGGTGAGTCTACCTTGGCTGAACCAAAGTCTGAGAAGTTCGGTATCAATGCTCGCTTCGGTTTCGTTGAGAAACTTGTGTCTATGGTTGCCTCTGGCGTTCAACCTTCTGCCGTGATCACTGGCGAAGGTGGTCTGGGTAAAACCTATACCGTGACCAAGACTCTTGAGTCTGCTGGTTACAAAGATATCTCTGACCTCGCTGCCTTTGAAGTCGGTGCCAAGGTCAACATGAGCAAGGCATTCACTTTCGTGAAAGGCTACTCAACCCCAAAGGGCTTGTACCGTACTCTGTTTGAGAACAACAAGGGCATCGTTGTGTTTGACGACTGCGACGCTGTTCTGAAAGACCCAATCTCTTTGAACATCCTGAAG